TGGCCGAATCCTTCCGACGCATTGAGGAAGCTGCCCGTCAGGCGGCCGATGGCGCGAAGCTACTGGGTCAACGAGCGCTGGAGTTGTCAGACCCAGGCGCTGGGTTTGCCAAAGCACTCCGCACGCTCGGCGAGGAAACCGAGCAGGTGGGCAAGCAGATGGAGGCGGTGACCACCAAGGCTTTCAACGGCATGACGGACGCACTCACCAATTTCGTGATGACCGGCAAGCTGGACTTCAAGTCGCTTGCCACCTCCATCATCTCGGACCTGATTCGCATCCAGATCCAGCGCGCGGTCACCCTTCCTATGGCTAAGGCGCTGGGCAGTCTGTTTGGATTTGCCGATGGCGGGGTCATGACCTCGACCGGTCCCTTACCGCTGCGGGCGTATGCCAGTGGCGGAGTGGCCACCACACCGCAGTTGGCGGTCTTTGGCGAGGGATCCATGGCCGAAGCCTATGTGCCGCTGCCAGACGGCCGTTCGATCCCCGTGACCATGAACCAGTCCCAATCTGGGGGCGGGGACGTTTTCAACGTTTCGGTCAATGTGGTCGAGGGCGGGGTGACTACCAATGCGGGCGAAGGCAAGGAACTGGGCAGGGCGATTTCCAGTGCGGTGCGTCAGGAATTGCTCAACCAGAAGCGGGCCGGTGGCCTGCTGGACCCGCGTCGGCAGTGACGCATTGAAGGATTTCCATGGCGACATTCACTTGGATCGCCTCGATCGGGGCATCACTCACCGTTAAACCCAATGTCCGCAAGGTTTCCTTTGGGGATGGCTACGAGCAGCGCCTGGCCTACGGCATCAACACGCAGCCGGAGGTCTGGTCGCTCGAGTTTCGGGGCAAGTCCACGGTAGACGCTGCTGCGATCGACAACTTTTTACGCGCACGGGGTGCGGTGCAGTCCTTTGACTGGACCACCCCGAGCGGTATCACGGGCAAGTTCCTCTGTGAGGAATGGAGCCGAAGCATCGAAGAACCCAATCTGGAAAACATCCACGCCAACTTCCGGCAGGTGTTTGATCTTTCATGACCAGCCAAGCCATCACCTCAGAAATTCAGAAGCTGGCCCCGAGCGCGGTCATCGAGCTCTTTGTGCTGGACCTGTCTCTCTTCAACGAGGGGGTGGTTCGGTTTCACGCGGGTACCAATGAGCTGCGCCGTCAGGTGGTCTGGCAGGGCAACACCTACGAGCCGTTTCCCATTCAAGCCGAAGGCTTCGAGTTCAACGGCAACGGTCAGGTGCCGCGCCCCAAGCTCAAGGTGGCCAACGTCACAGGCAGCATCACCGCGCTCATCCTGTCCTACCAGGACCTCGTGGGGGCTAAAGTCACCAGAAAGCGCACGCTCCTGAAGTATCTGGATGCGGTGAACTTTATCTCTGGGGCCAATCCGACAGCGGACGCCACGGCTGAATTTGCCGACGATGTGTATTTCATTGACCGCAAGTCGCGTGAAACCCGGGATGTGGTCGAGTTTGAGCTGGCGGCCGCTTTTGATCTGGAAGGGGTGTCTCTGCCCCGGCGACAGATCGTGCAAAACGTCTGCCCCTGGCTCTACCGTGGCTCTGAATGTGGTTACACCGGCACTGCTTACTTCAATGCCAATGACGAAACCGTGAGCTCACGAGCGCAGGATGCTTGTGGCAAACGTCTGATGTCCTGTCAGAAGCGCTTCGGGGCGAACGCCGAGTTGCCCTTTGGCGGGTTTCCTGCAGCGGGGTTGATCCGGTGATGCTCGAGACCAACCAGACGCTGGCGCTGTCCCACGCTGCTCGGGAGTTTCCCCGCGAGGCATGTGGTCTGCTCGTCATTCACAAGGGCCGGGAGACCTATGTCCCGTGCCGAAACATCGGCGTGGGGACCGATCAGTTTGTGATCCACCCCGAGGACTATGTGCGCGCCGACCAACTTGGCGAGATCGTGGGGGTGTTTCATTCCCACCCCAATCTGCGTCCTGACCCCAGCCAGGCTGACCGTGTGGCCTGTGAAGCCACGGCGCTGCCCTGGTTCATCGTGAGTTTCCCGGCTGCGCATTGGACCGAGTTGCAGCCGCAAGGCTATGTCGCCCCGCTGGTCGGCCGTGAATGGGCGCATGGCGTGCTCGATTGCTACTCGCTGATCCGGGACTGGTACGCCCAGGAGCGCGGCATTGACCTGCCCGATTTCGCACGCTTTGACGAGTGGTGGAAGCGCGGCGGGAATCTGTACATGGACAACTTCGCTGGCGCGGGTTTCCACGTGGTGGAGGCCTCCGACATGAATCCGGGCGATGTCCTGCTGATGCAGGTTGCATCGCCTGTACCGAATCACGCTGCCATTTACCTGGGCGACGAACTCATCTTGCATCACCTGCAGGGCAGGCTGTCCAGTCGCGATGTCTATGGCGGCTACTGGCAAAAGATCACCACCCACACCCTAAGACATCAACTTCTGAATGGTCACGATTCTTTTACTCGGTGAACTGGGCAAGCGCTTCGGGCGACGCCACAGGATGGCAGTGGCCTCAGCCGCTGAGGCTGTGCGCGCCCTGTGCGCCAACTTCCCCGGCTTCGAGCGAGAACTGGTTGCCTCGGGCGAACGTGGGGTGGGCTACCGGGTGTTAGCCGGGCGTGACGCCCTTAGCCTGGACCAGTTGCACGAGCCCAGTGGCCAGCAACGCATCACCATCGCCCCGGTCGTATCCGGGGCAGGAGGCAACGGTCTGGGCCAGATCCTCCTGGGCGCTGCCTTGATCGCGGTGTCCTGGTGGAACCCGATGGGCTGGGCCGCAGCAGGCTCGTTCCTGTCTCAGGCCACGCTGTATTCGGTGGGCACTTCGATGATTTTGGGTGGTGTGGCCCAGATGATTGCTCCAACGGCCAAGGCGCAGGATCCATCCGAGCGGCCAGGCAACCAGCCCAGTTATGTTTTCAACGGGGCGGTCAACACCACGGCGCAGGGCCATCCCGTACCCGTGGGTTACGGCCGCCTCATCGTCGGCTCGGCCGTGATCAGCGCGGGAATTGATGTGGACGAGATCGCAGTATGAACACCCCTGAGTCTGGATTGATCATTGGCTCAGGCGGTGGCGGCAAGGGTGGAGGCGGTAGCGCCCGTGTGGCCCAGGAAGCTCCGGACAGCCTGCGCTCCAAGGCCTACGCCCGAGTGGTGGATCTGGTCTGCGAAGGTGAGATCGAAGGGTTGGCTGCTGGCCTGCAGTCGGTATACCTCGACGACACCCCGATCCAGAACCCGGACGGCAGCTACAACTTCACGGGGGTCACGCTCGAAACCCGACCCGGCACCCAGCAGCAAAGCTACATCCCTGGCTTCTCCTCGGTAGAAAACGAGGTGGCCGTGGGGGTGGAATGCAAGGCCAACCAGCCGGTGGTGCGAACCATCAACGACCCGGATGTTGATGCCGTGCGCATCAAGGTCAGCATCCCGACCCTGACGCTGCAAGACACCACCAACGGAGACCTCAACGGCACCTCGGTCAGCTACGCGATCGACGTGCAGGCGCACGGAGCCGGGTATGTCCAGATTCTGGCCGACACGGTGTCCGGCAAGACCACCTCACGCTACCAGCGCAGTTACTACATCCCTTTAACTGGCACCGGTCCCTGGGATGTGCGCCTTCGCCGCATCACTGCCGATTCAACGCAGACCAGCCTGCAGAACAAGACGTTTCTGGAGTCCTACACCGAGGTTATCGAGAGCAAGCTGCGCTACCCCAACAGCGCCTTGATGGCCCTGCGGGTGGATGCCTCACAGTTCACCTCGATCCCTCGGCGCAGCTATGACCTCAAACTCCTGCGCGTTCGCATTCCCTCGAACTACTTTCCCGAGACCCGCTCGTATGCCGGGGTTTGGGACGGAACCTTCAAGGTGGCCTGGACGGACAACCCGGCCTGGTGTTTCTATGACCTGGTGACCAGCACCCGCTACGGGCTGGGCAGCTTCATCCCCGAGTCGCAGGTGGACAAGTGGGCGCTGTACCGGGTAGCCCGCTACTGTGATGAGCTTGTGCCCAATGGGCTGGGCGGCTATGAGCCGCGCTTCACCTGTAACCTGTACCTGCAAAGCCGCGAGCAGGCCTACAAGGTGGTGCAAGACATGGCCTCGATCTTTCGGGGCATGGCTTACTGGTCGGGGGGGGCCATCACCGTGACCCAGGACGCGCCGCAGGATGCGGTCTACCAGTTCACGGCCGCCAACGTCATCGGTGGCGAGTTCGCCTACCAAGGTTCATCCGCCAGGGCTAGGCACACCGTGGCTCTGGTTAGCTGGGTGGACCCCGATGATTTCTACCGCCAGAAGGTGGAATACGTCGAGGACATGGCGGGCATTGCACGCTATGGTGTGGTGCAGGCCGATGTGGTGGCCATGGGCTGCACCTCCCGTGGCCAGGCCAACCGGGTGGGCAAGTGGCTGCTGTACTCCGAGCAGTCCGAATCGGAAATCATCACCTTCCGCACAGGGCTGGAAGGCGCTGTTGTTCGTCCCGGCGATGTCATCAAGGTTGCAGACAGCAGCCGGAGTGGCCTACGCTTGGGTGGACGCATCGCTGCGGCAACCACGGTGAGCGTCACGCTGGATCAGGACCTTCCCGCCGGTTCGTGGCGCATCTCTGTGCTGCTGCCCACGGGTGCGGTGGAGGAACGCCA